ACTTTGCAATAATAGAGGGGCGTGAAGTAGCCAATGCAAACGTGGCGAAATCCCTCTATCATCGGGCATGTGGCTACAGTATGGAGGAGAAGGAGTATCGCCAGGAATTCAAGAAGGATATCGATGGCAATATAATCCGGGACGAAGACGGTTATCCCATACGGGAGATCATACTTCATAAGTTGGTAAAGAAACATATGCCGGCCGATGTCGCCAGCGCCAAGTTCTTTCTCTGGAATCGTACCAAAACACTTCCCAAGGCCGAACAATGGAATGATCGCCAGGATATTGATATTACCACCGGCGACACTCCAATTGGTTCTGCAGTTATCATACTCCCCCAGAAGGAAATGGTTGGATGACAGCAGCAATGCCGCAACAAGAAGTAATTGAGATCCGACCCCAGGGGGGTCCGCAGACTCAATTTCTTATGTGTGGGGCTGACGTTGTCTTTTATGGTGGTTCGGCCGGAGGGGGAAAATCATTCGCCCTTCTGCTGGAACCCTTATATCATGTAAATAATTCCAAATTCGGCGCGGTCATCTTCCGCCGAACCACCAAACAGATTACCTCCGAAGGTGGGTTATGGGATGAGGCGTCGGAGTTATATCCGGCCATTGGTGGGAAACCCAATCAGAACGAATTGTGTTTTCGATTCCCCTCCAAAATGGCCGTTTCTTTTGCTCACATGGAGCATGAGAAGAATCGCCTTGATTGGCAGGGGTCACAGATCCCGCTGATTGGTTTTGATGAAATATGCCACTTTACCTGGAAGCAGTTTTCATATATGCTTTCCAGGAATCGGTCCATGTCCGGCGTCCCTGGCCGAATCCGGGGAACCTGCAATCCTGATCCTGATTCATGGGTCCGAAAGTTTATTGACTGGTGGATTGGTGAGGATGGATTTGTTATTGCCAGTAGATCCGGTGTAATTCGCTGGTTCATCCTCCTCGGCGATGAAGTCATGTGGGGCGATTCAAAACAAGAATTACTTGATAAATACAGTACTGAAGATGCGCCCGTTCAACCTCTCTCCTTTACTTTTATTCGTTCAACAATTAACGATAACAAGATTCTTCTCCAAAAAGATCCGACCTATCTTGCAAAACTGAACGCTCTCCCTCGGGTTGAACGGGCGCAGCTTCTTGAGGGGAATTGGAATGTACGGCCAACCGCCGGCAGTTATTTCAAGCGGACTGATTTCGAAATAGTGAGTGCGGTGCCGGCAGGAGCAAAAAGAGTACGGGCATGGGATCTTGCCGGGACTGATCGAGATCCGGAAGATCGGAAAGCAAAGAAAGATGGCGGGCCGGCATATACAGCCGGGATCAGGATGGCCAAGGTTGCCGGGGTTTATTATATTGAAGATTCTACCCGGTTCCAGATTGATGCCAGTAAAGTAATTGATTCCATCAAAAATATTGCTAGTCAGGATGGTAAGTTGGTACCGGTTCGGTTACCACAAGATCCGGGCCAGGCTGGCAAGAGTCAGGCAAAGGCCTTCGTCAAAGAATTGGCCGGTTATACAGTAAAGACACTGCCGGTTACGGGGTCGAAAGAAGTCCGGGCTACCCCATTGGCCAGCCAAGCCCAGGCCGGCAATGTAAAGCTGGTACGGGGCTTATGGAATGAAGCATTTCTACTGGAGGCCGAAAACTTCCCGGAAGGCAAATTCAAGGATCAGGTCGATGCGGCCGCAGACGCCTTCGATGAACTAACCAATACAAAACGAGTAGGGACGTGGTGATATAATGGCCAGGAATCCAGCATCGAAACATCTTTATCCAATATACAAACATTTCTTTTATGGCGATCTGCCTGAATCCTCCCAAGTCATTGGTAGACTCATTGCTGATCTGGCCGATATTATGATGGATGAACTTCCAGATGGTCCGGAGAAAGCAGAGGGTTTTCGGAAACTACTCGAAGCAAAAGACTGCTTCATTCGTGCGGGGCTGAAAATACAATGAGGCGTAATTCACCAATCAAGTTGACCGCCAACGAGAAGTCAGAACAGATCCGTCGGGTAGCCTTATACCGGGCATTGCAGTCTGGCATTGTTGGGTCAAGACTCACTTATGGAAATACAACCACTTTCGGAGGATTGAGGGATGTATATACCGCTCTCGGATATCCTGGTCTCGACGGGATCAAATTCTCGGACTATTACCACCGCTACAGGAGGCAAGATATCGCCGGCAAGGTTATCGAAAAACCTGTTGAGGCGAGCTGGCGTCGTTTACCAATTATACGCGGCACGGATGATTCCTCAGATACCTATAAAGAGGCTTGGGAAGAGCTAGAAAAGCGACTGGGTATTTACAATATCCTGATCCGCGCTGATAAGATAAGTGGCATTGGCCAGTATGGTGTTTTACTGCTGGGATTCAATGATTTGGCCGAGGATCTTGGCCAACCAGTAGAAAGAGCAAACGACCTTCTTTATCTCCAACCTTTTACCGAGGCGAATGCTCCGATCAAACAATATGTTACTGACCCAAAAGATCCTCGCTTTGGCCTTCCTCTTACTTATGGATTGAGGATAGCCAATACCCCTGGTACGGCATCCACCCTGGAAACAACCGTTCATTACAGCCGGGTTGTCCACATAGCCGATAATCTCCTTGAATCAAATGTGCTTGGTCTTCCCCGCTTGGAACGCATCTATAATAGACTTCTCAATATGGAGCTGATTGTGGGTGGCTCGGCTGAGATGTTCTGGCAAGGGGCTTTCCCAGGCATGGCATTTACGGCAGCAGAAGACACTACCATCCAACCTCAAGATGCTGCCGCCCTGGAAGAGGAGATCCAGAAGTACGTTCACAACCTGGAGCGTTATATGAAACTCCAGGGATTGGACGTGAAGAGTCTAGCCCCTGCAGTTGCTGATCCTACCCAGCACGGCGAACTACAGTTGAAGATGATTTCCATTGCAACTGGTATCCCGAAACGAATCCTTGAGGGCTCGGAGCGAGGGGAGTTATCCAGCAGCCAGGATACAGAGGCCTGGGATGATCAATGTGATGGTCGGAGAAAGACATTTGTTGAACCCTGTATATTGCGGCCGGTAATTGATAAGTTGAATGCCTTTGGAATTCTGAAAGTGCCGGCTGGTGGATACGAGATTGAATGGCCTGATTTGTCGGCCCCCAGTGATAAAGATAAAGCAGAAACCGGTCGGATTCGTTCTGAAGGATTGTCCAAGTATCTATCATCTCCGGATGCTCAGTTATCTATGCCTCTAGAGCAGTATTTGCTGGAGATTATGGAATTGCCGGAAGAACGGGTTGAACGGATAATGACAGCGTTGAAAACTTACATTCCTCCTATGGCTGCTGATGATGGCCAGGGGGATGATGATCTTGAAGACCAAATAACAAATGCAAATAGTTGTCATAAACCTGCAGGCGGCGCTGGTGGTGGGCAGTTTTGTGGGACTGGAATTTCTAAAATTACATCAGCGAATAAAAATGAGGCGATCAACAAAGTAAAGACCTTGCCGGATTCAAAGCAAAGGAACTATGTTGTTGGAGCATTAAAAGACGCTGGTAAAAAAGGTAAGCAAGTGATCGGATTAGATCACGATCATGATGGCATCTTTGATGCTGCTGTTTCTTTTTCTATTGGCAAGGATTCTGCGGAAATAAATGTATTGGGGAGTTTTGGGAAGGGAGGTGGGGTTAAGATGCTTTCGGAGGTAGTAAAAGCATCTGCTGCTGCCGGGAAAGATGGGGCAGTAACTTTAACCCCAGAGCGATCACCAAGCACAATTGGTTTTTATATTAAAACAGGGTTTGATGTAAAACCAGGAACTAATGGAGTCAAATTTTATTTATCCCCAGCAGCGGCCAGGGAGAAGGGATTTATATGAGCGGGATGTCAATAGAAGAATTTAATACTCTTTTTGAAAAAGTAAAAAATATGCCTGAGGCAGAACAGGCAGAATGGATAAAGGAAAACGGCGATGATGAACTTGCCGGCGATCTTGAAGAAGAGACTCCAATTGATAGATAGCTGATGAATATTATTGAACATTTTTTACAGTTAATTAGTTAATATTGTTTTAAAAATTTGTTTTTATTCAAAATTAGATGTTTATAGATTGATTAACTGGATAATTACTAAGGGGGTTTTTGAAAATTCAACCCACAAAGTACCCAAATGATTAAAATGATTATATATTTTTTAATCATTTGTTAGGGATTCCCTTTCTATTATTAAGTATTTGAAATTATTACAAAAACAATTGAGGAATAACAATGCCGAATCCTTTTAGCACACCAGACGATACAATTATCAGAACAAAACTCCCGGTATTTGCTCCACGGCGAATCATATCTGTGGCTGCATATACCGAATGGATACCGGATGAGCCAGACAAGGCGTTTTTTAGTAGCGATTATTCTGCTTTTACGATTGGTGCTGATTCTTCATCTGGATCGGTTTATATTGATATCTCTCCCGGCCAGGTGATTGGTATTAATCCAGGCACGACTTTTACATTTAACACCGCTGTTGACCTTGCGGTAATGTAATGGATTTGTCACTTGGTTTAATTGGTGGTCGTCGAAGATTGGGTCCTGACCAAGCCAACCTCCTAGCTTGGTATCGCACCACAGTAGATGATGGTAAACTTATTGCCTACGCACCTGCATCCTCCCACACCACCCAGCAGGTCAAAAGCTCAGGCTTCCTGGGCGCGGGCAGCTCCCCTTGCCCCGGCCTGTTGACCACCGACACCATCACCGCCACTGGCGACGCTCCGACATGCAGCGTGAATGGCACCCTGACTTTTCCTGGGCCTGACTGCTGGGATATTGACATATTCCGGGATGGCGTGAGATGGGCTTATCTGCCGGGGATAAATGCGGGCGGTACGTTTGAGATCGACGCGAGTGGTAACGGTCACACGCTGTATCTGGACGGTGTCACCATCACCGAGAGACTGGATGGGAGCGGCAGCAACTACGCGAACGAGCGAGGGTACACTGTGGCTGATGGAACACAGTACCTGGAGGAAACCGGCGAGACCGCCATAGGTGTAGGATGGAGAATTCCGGCACTGATTGATGGTGGTGGATGTGCTGCTTGGTCATGGGAATACTCAACAGCAACACCTGATCAGTTTACAATCACCGACCAGACAGGAGTTGCCACATCAACACTTATCACCTCAGCACCTGTATCCGTCACAGGGCTGGTTGGAATCGGCACCATCTCAGTATCAGGTGGCGCATACCGACTGAACGGTAGCGGGAGTTTTGTTTCCACTCCTGGTGATTTTTATCCTGGCGATACGTTTGAGGTGCAGCGTACATCAAGTGCTGAGTATGAGACTGCTGCCGATGCAGTTGTGACGATTAATGGCGTGTCTGATACATTTACGATCACGACAAAAGTGGAAAATTTAGTGGTAAACGGAGACCTCGGCAACGGGACTGCTGAGTGGGGGACCTTTTATGAGGGCGGGGTTTCGCTGTCTGTTGTAGAAGGGTTCCTGACCGGAACATTTACGACTGCATCATCGTATTTTACCCAAACATTGGTAGGAGTAACGGTCGGGGCGCAATATCTAATCCAGTGGGAGTTCCCAGAGGGTGCAGTTACTACCAGTATCAATTGTTTTCTCGGAGGTCCGGCTTCAAATACCGTACAGAAAAATGGGCAGGTTGCGTCTTCAATTGTAACCGCTACGGGGACACGTCTGGCGTTGAGGACCTCAGCAGGACCTGGAACAATAAAAGCTAAAAATATGCTTGTTACCCCAATTTGATGCGTAGAATTGACAGCGGTCTTGCCGTCTGAAACATTTTATCCTGGAGATGAAATTTATCCTATATGAGCTACACAAAAACAGTATGGAAGAATGGTGCGCCTCCCGGTGTTTCGGCAGATTTATTGAACAAGATAGAAAAAGGTATATCTGAAGCGCACGAGTTGAACGGTACAGGTGGAGTGTATGACCTTGCAATATCGCCCATATTCGTTTCAATAATCCCCCTTGTCGATAGTTTTAGTTTTACAGGCGCTGGGACAGTAACATTTAACTCTAGGCAGACGGTTTATCCAGGGTGGTTTGAGTGAGATATAACTCAGATACAATGGTGGATGTAAGTAGCTACGGGACTACCACCCAGAGCATAGTTGATGCAATAGGGGCCGCCAAGTCAACAAATCGACATAAGGATTTGTTTTTTAGTCCAGGGACATACTATTGCGACTACAGTCTGTCTGACGCTGTAAATATGTTTGGCGGCAGATTCCTGGGAAGCAGTAGAATGGATACGTTTGTTGTAAATAACAGGGAAAATGTCAGTCTTGCAAATATCATAAATTGTGGAGCGGTTGACATATCACTAAAAAACATAAGGCTAACTAGCAACTATTTAACCATGCAGGCTCCCTTACATCCAGGTTGGCCTGTGCCTCGCAAATTTTCAATAGTGGGGTGTGAGTTATTAACCGATGACAATCCATCATCCACCTATCTGTTTAATTTCTCTTTCGACAGCCCAAGAGGTGATATCCCTGCGGTAGAGATTATTGATAATGTCGGAACTTTTGGGCAATGCTACAGCGCATTTAATTTGCGATGGATAAGAGGTGTTATTTTCTCTGGCAATTCTTTTAAATTTACAGGAAAGGTTTCTCACCCTGTTGCAATATCTCCACAGTGGGCGCCAGATTCTATCAGTGGAGCTAAAAGTTTTGACGATAATGGAAAGATTGATGTTTCAAATAATGTGATAGATGCCTCTTTGTTCGGGGCAATTACCGGGATTTTCTTTTCAGCTTCTCGTTACGGGGTTATTTCCGGGGCAGTAGTTGCGAACAATAAATTATATGGCATAGACGAAGAGGGGATCGCCTTTGATGGCTATGGAAATGATGAAGGTTTGTGCCCAACTATATGCACTGGAACATTATCTGCTGCTACCAATGATGCAGCAGGGAGGCTTGTTGTAACATTTGGAAGTATGCAGCACGTACTGGTATCAGGGATCGACCAATGCTTAGTGTCGGGCCGGGACGACTGGCATAAGTTCAGGTTTTCTTTCAATCGAGCAACAGGTCAAGATGGATTAATAGCCAGGATACATTCGTTTGATCATTTAACAAATTCTTTGATCCTGGACATACCCATTGCGGCAAACACTGTGAGTCTTTCTGGGATTTTTTCCGTTCAGGCAGGATTCTATAACTGTGACATTTCACATAATGAGATTTTCGGCAGTTATGGGGCTGACCCTACCTACGGCGTAGGGATATCATTATGGCTGAATTGTTGCGGATTCAGCGTCAAAAATAATCTCGTCTCAGGTATGTCCAAGGGGATAAATGTCTGCGGGGGATTAATGCTGTCTTTGTGGGAGACAATTGCCTGGCATAATGAGATATCAGGGAATAACCTGATGGGTATTTATAACACTGAGGCTCTGGCAGTCAAGGGCATCTACGGGTCACAGTCATACCAATATGGTAACAAGGTCCACGACAATTATTTACAATCCGGCGACATTGTGATGCAGAAACAAAAGGATTTCATTTTTCACGATAACTACTCAAAAACCGGAGTTGCAAAATTTACTCCATGAGGATCAAATGATACGATCATCACTCCAATATCATGGGCCGCTCGGCATAGACGCACCCATAACCGGCACCGTAATCACAGCCCCACTCGGCGCAGACTTCCAGGCCATCCCCGAGTTCACCAACAACGCTTCGGTTGATTTGGATGCGCTGGAACCGACACCGAAGATACGGATCGGGGGTAGGGGCATGGTGGTCTACAGTGCGGACCTCGATGCTGCTGGGATTGCGCGGGCGGATCAAGTGGTGGGGGCGTGACCCACGTCATCAACGCCCTACTCGTCATCCTCGCTATCGAACTGGCGGCGGTGCTGTGGGTCGGTTTTGGGCCGATGTGATGAGCAAAACAGAAAAGATCATATCCGGCATTCTCTGGGGAATTGCTATACTACTTACGATTACACAATTAATATGATATCTCTCTTCCTTACAAATTCGATTGACCCCACTCGGACTATTACTCTCCGTAATAAGTTCGTGGCTGAGATGCGCAATCGATTTGCAAGTTTGATGATAGATATCCGCCAGGCAGTAATTGAGTTGGATGTTTTTGGTTTGGTAGAAGAAACAAGAGTTACTGTAAATGCTTCTGGATTATCCTCCAAACAATACGATTTTCCCAGGAATGACCAGAAAGTCGAAGCGTTTGTAAAGTGGTTGAAAGCAAAGAATGAGGAATATTTCTTTACAGATGGAAAGCAGGGTTTGAGGATGGCTTTTGATTTGATTAGTTCCGATCCCAACTCCGCTAGATCCACATGGATGAAATTATATATCGACAGCGCATACCAACAGGGGATCAGAAGGGCCAGGCAGGAACTCAGGAAAAAGGGGATTGAAATCGATGAAGGTCAACTCGGAGGAGAACCAATCGTTTCTACTTTTAATGGTCCAGTTCATGCTGATCGTGTTGGCCTTATCTATACAAGGGCATATTCATCGCTTCAGGGCATTACTGCGGAGATGGAGTCAGTGGTTTCCGACGTCCTGGCAATGGGCTTGGCTGACGGCCGAGGACCAAGAGAGATTGCGCGACTATTGAATAAAGCGATTACAGGGGATGGTACTGGCGCTGACTTATCGATTATAGATTCCCTTGGCCGGAAGATCCCGGCAAGGCGAAGGGCTGAAGTGCTGGCTCGTACTGAAGTTATTCGGGCGCACCATTCAGCCAATATTGGTGAGTACAAGGCGGCTGGCATACTGGGGATCAATGTTCAGGTGGAGTGGCTGACTGCTGGAGATAGTAGAGTATGTCCCAAGTGCTCCCCGTTGAATGGAGTTTTGTTTTCGATTGATGATGCTGAGTATATAATTCCGGCACATCCACAATGCCGGTGTGTGGCTTTACCGTATATTAAAGAGGATTAAAATGAAAGAAATGCAATTGATGGTTGCTCAGGCAATTGAGAAAGGACCGAGCCTGAAAGTTCTGCAGAGGCGGAGAATTGGCGGAGTTGAATACCAAGTCTATCCAGTTGTCATGCTAGCTGAGGGCGTCCACCACGGGGTCGGTACTGATCCTGTCTATTATCCGCCTCAGGTCCTAGAAGCATCTGCCCCACACTGGAACAACATGCCGGTAACAGTCGGACATCCGATTCTTTCTGATGGAACTCATGTCCTCTGCAATCACGACGGAACCATCCGTCAGGAATGGCAGGTTGGATATGTGGCCAATGTGGTTTTTGAAGGCGGAAAACTCAAGGCCGAACTCTTTCTCAATACAGCACTGGTCAGCCAGAAGTCACCAAGCCTGTTTTCATTCATCGAGAACGGCGGCAAACTTGAGGTGTCTACTGGACTTTTGGCCATGGATGACGGCCAGGCCGGGCAATGGAATTCCGAGCAGTACAGTGCCAGTATAGTCGATATGATCCCGGATCATTTGGCCTTGCTTCCAAATTCGACCGGGGCTTGTTCTTGGGATGATGGCTGCGGGCTGCGTGCGAATTCAAAGGAGATTATGAATTCCGGAAAAGAAAGCATCTTGATCGTTTTGGCCAAACAACAAGAACTTGGTGGTCTAATTGATAAGGTCCGGCGTTTTGTTGATTCAATGGATGTTTATGATCGAGTAACAGATAGATCGGTAGTTGTCAATTATTTACGAGCTGTTTATTCAGATTCGTTTATTTACAAACAAGATTTACGAAGACCAAACCAACCCGAACAATCAGTACTGCTAAAGCAGAAGTATTCAGTAAATGACAGTGGAGAATTGGAGTTTGTAGGAGATCCAGAAGAAGTGATTGAAGACCTCCAATACAAACCGAAGAGCAATGAAGGCGGACCCGCCGAAAACAACATTACCGAGGAGGTAAGGATTATGGCTACAGCTGCTGCAAAAGCAAAATGTGCCGAGAAGGCGGTTACCCCCGCTGACAAGGCAAAGTGTAAGGAAATGACGGTCAATCAAATGATTGAAAATCAGGAGAATGCCTTTACCGAGGAAGACCGCGAATGGTTGACCGGCCTGAACGAAGCACAGTTCAGCAAGGTAATGGCCAATGCCGAACCGAAAGAAATTATCAAGGAGGTTGAAAAGATCGTGGAAAAAGTCATCGACAATACCAAAGCAGCACCGACTACCCTGGCCGGCTGGCTGGAAACTGTCCCCACCG